CAGGATTCTGCACTAGGTCAAAACTTACAAGCAAATCTGGGAGGATTACGAGAAGGTATTGATCATAATATAAAACAAGTCGGAATTGGTGGGCAGATGATAGGTAGTATGCTTCAAAAATTATTTAATCCTCCAAGAAGTGGAGGCGGTGGAGACTCAGGAGGTGGAGGGGGTGCTATGGGGCCAAGTTCAGGTGGTCTTGCCAGATTAGGAGCATCTAAACTACAACAGAAAAAAGCAGGTATGGGTCGAAGACAGACTTATCTGACTAAAGGATAATGGATAACGAAAAGACTGATTTATTTGAAGCTCTAAACAAAGAACTGGCATCTGTTAAAGATGCTAGAAGGAATTGGGAAGAGCAGTGGCAGAATATAGGTGATCTCATGTCTCCTAACCGTGGAGACTTTGTTGCCCTACGTTCTGCTGGTGAGAAGAAGAGAGAAAAAATCTTTGATTCTACTCCTTTACGTGCATTAACCAGATTCTCATCTGGAATGCATAATCTTCTTACTCCGTCTGCACAACATTGGTTTGAAATCCAATTAAAGAATACAATTCTTAGTCAGGATAAAGATGTCCAATTATGGTTGGAAGAAGTTACCAAATTGGTAATGGAAGGTTTTAATCGACCTAACAACAACTTCCATCCTAGTATGCATGAATATCTTCTGGATCTTGGAGCATTTGGTACTGGAGTTATGTACATCAAAGATGTTCCATCAGAAGGACCACATTTTATGACCTTTCCTCTCTATGACTGCTATCTTGCAAAGAATGAGTTGGGAAGAGTGGACACGATCTATCGTGTATATGAACATACTGCTAAAGAGCTATTGGAAACTTGGGGTGACAAAGTTCCTGAGAAAGTCCTCAAATCCAAAGAAAAGAACTCAATCTACGATAAGTTTGCCTGCTGTCATGTAGTCAAACCCTCAAATACATTTAAAGAACCTCCTCAGAATAGATTTCCCTGGACAAGCATCTACTTCATGCCTGATGAAAAGGAAATCCTTAGTATAGGAGGATTCAACGAATTCCCATTCATATGTAGCCGATGGGAAAGAAATTCCTTGGAAACTTATGGAAGAGGTCCAGGGGGTGAAGCACTTGCTGATGTCAAGATGCTCAATGAGATGGAAAAGACCTACCTGAAAGCATTACAGAAGATGGTAGATCCTCCACTCATGGTTCCAGATGATGGTTTTATCAATCCTGTAAGGACAACGCCAGGAGGCTTAAACTATTATCGAACTGGACTCAGTAAGGATGAACGCATATTCCCTTTACCTGCAATGCAGAGATTGGATTATGCAGAGAATAAAATGTCTCAGGTCCGTGAATCTATTGAAAAGGCATTCTATCTGGATATGATGGAATTGCCTGGACCTACTGCACAAGATGGTGATGTTTTGAGGTTTACAGCAACAGAAATCCAAGCAAGACAGAGAGACAGGATGCAAATTCTTGGTCCTCTTGTATCTCGACAAGAAATCGAATTGCTAGGACCAATGATTGAAAGAACTGTCAATATCATGATGCAGAACAATATGCTTCCTCCTCCTCCTGATATAGTCTTAGAACAAAAGGAATTCAAGATTGAATACCGTAATCCTATTTCTATTTCAATGCGTGGATATGAATTGAACAGTATTTCTCAATTAATTCAGTTCCTTGCACCGATGGCTCAAGTCGATCCTACTGTAATGCAACGATTGGATATTTCCAGAATCGCCCAATTAGGGGCTGAGATCCTGAGAACACCTCCTTCTGTAATAAAAGATGATGCTCAATTCAACGCAGAAATGGAAGCACAGCAACAACAACAAGCAATGATGGCACAGTTGCAACAAGGACAGATTATTGCAGGAATAGATGAAACTTCAGCAAGCGCAGAAAGCAAACGAGCGCAGGCTTCAGCAACAATAGCTAATGCTACTTAATAAAGAAAAACGTAGACGAGCAACCTATAAAGAGGTATTTACAACGGAAGCAGGACAAGAAGTCCTTGAAGATTTACTAAAGTCGAACTATTTTTTTAATAGTACAGTAGGTGAAACACCCTACGAAACGGCTTTTAACGAGGGTCGTAGATCAGTCATATGTGCGATTCTTAATTATGTAACGCTTGATATTGATAAGATACAAGCACGATTAAAGGATAGTTATGAGCGAGGAAGCAGTAGCGACTTCGACAACTTCTGAATCAGCACCATCAGCACCAGTTGACGGTGGATATGGTTCAGAATCCGCAAGTCCCTCTTCTATTATTAGTGGTGGACAAGTCAATACCCCACCAGATCTTAGCTTTAGCCCACAGCATTTACCTGATGGGTTATCAGAAGAGCCTTCCCTACAGAACTTCGATTCTGTGGACAAGTTGGCTAAATCTTATGCCCACCTTGTTAAAAAGATGGGTGTTCCTGCTGATCAGTTACTTCGGTTGCCAGAAGCAGGACAACCAATGGATGATGTCTACAATGCTTTAGGTCGACCTGAGAGTCATGAGGAATATAATATTGGTGATTATGATCCTGATACTACAGCAGACTTCAGGCAGTTGGCTCATGAAATTGGATTAAACAATGATCAGGCTAGTGTCTTATTTGATACTTATGTGAATGCAATTGCTGGACAACAAGAACAGGAACAGCAAGCATTCGATCAGTTTGAAGTCGAAAACACTCAAGCTCTTCAACAAGAGTGGGGTGGTAATTTCGATAAGAATGTGGAATTAGCCAGACGAGCATTTATGAACTTTGCTACTCCAGAAGCAGTAGAGATCATGGAGCAGACAGGATTGGGTAATCATCCAGAAATCCTGAAGGTATTTAGTAGGGTTGGTGAGTTGTTGCAGGAAGATTCGGTTCTTCCAGGCTCCAGCACTCCTATACTTGGAGGTATGAACCCTGCACAAGCCCAAGAAACATTTAATAGTAAGATGGCAGATACTGAATTCCGTAATGCATATTTGGATGGTTATCATCCTAATCATGCAAAAGCGGTTGAAGAGATGACCAAATTACATAGTTACATGGGCTAATTCGGACCCTTTGGGATAATCCGTACCTATAAATTTTATTAACTTAAATAGGATCGGAATATGTCTACACAAGTAACAACTGCTTTTGTTAAGCAGTATTCCGCAAATGTTCAACTTCTTGTCCAACAGATGGGAAGTAGAATGCGGAATGCAGTGACCTTGGAGACAGGTAAGGTCGGTGAAGAAGTTTTCATGGACCGTATTAGTGCTACTGCACCTCAAAAGGTGACAAGTCGGCACGCTGACTCTCCATTAATTAGTACACCTCATGATAGGCGTAGAGTCACACCTATCGATTATGATTGGGGTGATATGATCGATAATCCTGATAAACTCAGGATGCTCATTGATCCTGCCTCTGCTTATTCCGCAAATGCGGCAATGGCAATGGGTAGAGCAATGGATGAAGAAATCATAGGGGCCTTGAAGGGGTCTGCATATGGATCAACTGGAGATTCTGCCACATCAGGTAGTTCTTCTAGTTCTTCAATTGCATTACCTGCGGCTCAGAAGATTACTTCTGTAACAAACACTTATGCAGTTGATGGTGAAACTGTTGGTAATCAACAGCCATTAACCGTAGGTAAACTTATTCATGCTCGTAAGCTTCTAGGTGCAAGTGAAGCTGATGATTATGATGTAAATGGAAATAGCAACTTGTTCTTAGTTGTAAATGCCGCTCAATTAGCCTATCTGTTGACTTCAACAAAGGTTAATAGTGCAGATTACAATCAGGTCCGAGCATTAGTTGCTGGTGATTTAAATCAGTTTATGGGTTTCAATATTATCCGTACTGAAAAAATCCCAACGACTTCTGGTACTGAAGAGTATTCAGGGTCTGCATCAGATAAAGTCCCGCAAGTCACATCTGTTGATGAGCATTATGTATATGCATTCCACCGCAGAGGCATTGGCCTGTGTGTTTGGGAAGACATTGTAGCTAGGATCTCTGAAAGACCTGACAAACGATTCAGCCAATACATCTATTACCGTATGACACTTGGAGCGACTCGACTTGAAGAAGAACGAGTTGTCCAGATTATGTGTCAAGATGCGGCTGTAGATAAATCTTAATCGTTTGAAAGGAGATTAAATATGGCACAAACCATTCAAAACGGTACACAGCACGCTAATACCGTTGCTGTTCCTCCAACGATGAATGATCCTTCTGATCAACATGGGAGGATGAGAATTATGTATTTCTCGCACGATCAAGATGGTGCTGGAGATGCAACGTCGTATGTCAGGCTAGGCAAACTTCCTGCTGGTAAGGTTCGTCTTTTTATGGGGATGAGCCGAGCTTATGTTAATTGGACCACAAGTAGTGCGACAATTGATATTGGTTGGGAAGCTTATCAAGACTTAACAGGAACGACAGTTGCGGCAGACGCAGATGGATTAATTAACGGAATCTCTGTAGATACTGTTGGTTATTTCGGTTTAGAAGGGGCATCAGGTAGTACAGGTGCGCCTTTGAAAGCAACTGGTGGAACTAAGTCTTTTGAATCCAACTCTGGTGTAATTATCATAGCATCAACAACAGATGTCGCTATTGTAGATGGCGATGATCTTGCAGGATACTTGGTTTACACTATAGATTGATTAATTGGGGGCTTCGGCCCCCTTTCTCCAAAAAATAATATGAGAATTGCTCTTTATTCTACAGATGGTGACGAAAGGGAAGTTACTAGAGGTTCTTCTGAATGGCGAGAACTGAAAAAACTAGGTTGGTCTGACAAAAAACCTGAAGCAAAACCTAAAAAGTCCTCTAAAAAATAATGGCTGAAAATGTTGCAGTTCAGATTGCAAATATTGCACTGAATAACCTTGGTGATAAGACAATTGCCGCTTTTTCAGATAAAACTGCTCAAGCATTTGCAACCAAGGATAGACTGAAGGATGTAATCAATTCAGTATTAAGGGCGCATCCTTGGAATTGCATGACTAAACGTGATGCTTTGACTAAGCTTGGTACAGTTCCAAAGTATACGTTTGATTATGCATATAGTCTTCCTGCGGATTCATTGAGAGTTTTATCTTTGAAAGAAGAAGAAGATTATGATTATGCCTGGAAAATTGAGATCATACATCATGAATCTCAAGATCAGTTGGCTCTTCTAACAAGTGCAACATCTGCAAATGTTAAATATGTTAAAAAATATTCTGGGAATCAGGCTCATGACAGTGATAACAATACATTAACTTTGTTTGATCCTTTACTGATTCAGGCTTGTGGGATGGCATTGGCAGGTGAAATTGCAATGGATCTTACAGGTCAATCCCAGTTAAGAGATTTAATGTTAGGCAAATATCAGACTCTTCTATCTGAAGCCAGAAGTATCAATGGTCAAGAAGGAACTGCTGATAAGATTGAGTCTAATGAGTGGATCGATTCTAGATCCAAGTCTTCTTCGGGTTGGTTCAAACCCTTCTCTGCAAGTACGGCAAGTGGTGTTTAATGGGCCGACAAACATTTACTCAAACCAACTGGTTTGGTGGTCAGATTGCAGAACAACGTCATGGTAATGCATCTGATGAGCAATACGCTTATTCTGCCGCCACAATAGAGAACTTAATAGTTCGTCCCACAGGTAGTCTTACACGTAGACCAGGAACAAAATTTGTAGGTCGTACTGATGGCAACACTTCATTAGGTAATGAAGCTAAAGCTGTTAGATTAATCCCTTTTGTCTTTGGACATGAGAGTGCAAACAACTATGTTCTAGAGTTTGGTCAAAATTACATTAAATTTTATAAAGATGGTGCAATATTGGGTGGAACAGAATCAGATGATGATTCTACTACTCATTTAAAGATTACTGGCACTCCATACAATACGAATGAGAAGTTACAGGATCTTCAATTTGTGCAGTCTGCGGATATCCTTTTCCTAGTATCTCCTAAAGTCGCTCCATATAAGCTTTCTAGATCTACTGGAACTACTTCTGGATGGAGAACAAGTGATGGCTTTGAATGGACTTTAGAAGAGTTTCCTTACAAGAACGGGCCATATTTAGGGCAACAAGAAGATTCTGTCCAAGGTACAACTGATACAAAAATAACTGTAACTGATAATGCAACTCCGACATTAGTCACTACTTATTCTTTTGATGATTCAACTTGTGACACAAATCATACATCTGGATTAGGAGACCCCGCAAGTACATCGAATATAACGATGGATAGCACAGCAAAAGTCCGTGTTGGGATGGCTGTTTCAGGAACAGGAATTGCGACAGGATCATACGTTACTGCTGTTGTAAGCGGGACGGTCTTAACTTTATCTGCGGCCACAACTGCCACAAATTCAAATCAGACATTAACTTTTAAAAGGGGTGAAGAATTCATTAATTCTAATTTTGGCGGTAATACTCCTGAAAAAGCTACTAATGCGGCATATGAGGATTATAAAGGAAACTTTGCTTCTCTTTCTTATTTCCAAGTAAAAAATCATGGTCTTCAAGAAGGCATGAAAATTACTTTATCTAATGGTAA